CTTTCAACAAAAGTTTTCTTTGAAAAGAGTTTATATATCCTCTTTGAATCACCATTAGAGTCTACAAAAGAAAAAGGATTAGTACCCCCATTCTTTAAAGTTTCTTCTAAATCAATAGTCCANAACCCCAGCGTCTTAATACCCCCATACAGATTAAGAAAACTTACGTCAGGAGCACTTAACGTAAAGGTGTGAGCGACAGCTGGGGAGCCTATAAAAGCCCCAGATGTTGTAACAGCAGTGTCAGCACTAGCATTACATCCAGAAACAACCATTCCTATTGTATGATCTTGGTTTTCTGTGTGAAGGTAGCCTCTAATAAAGCCCCTCTTATCAACGGCATGTACTGCGTTATAATGCCCAGACAACCCCGTCGAGGAAGTGTAAGCTTCGGAATATGGGGTAGCATTAGATGATACGAGATAAACATCAATACCGTCACTAGGAGCATAACATCCCATAAAAACAGTAGAGGCATCGTGGATTGAACTTGGTCCAAAAAACATGTTCATATTATGTCCCATCTGCCCGTTACTCGTTGCTGAAGTAGGATTCAAAATACCAGTATCTATCTCATACTGCGTAGTTGTTGATGCTTCTANGCTAATGTCTAACGGATCTGGGTAGGAGGGGAGGTGGTGAAGCCTAAGAACTGAACTTGCAGGGTAATCACCGATCACTTTTATTTGGGGTATAAGCACAGAGTCTGAGTAAGCCGTAGCATATTCATCACTTAAAGAAGAACTATAGTAATGCCCTGCTCGTCCTGGCCCGTAATACGTCTGTGCTGCCTTTCCTATGGATACAGCCTGTACTATGTAATTGGAAGTATCAAGAACGGAGGAAGAATCGGTTAGCCCCCTGATACTGGAGGGGGTTACCATAATATTGGCAATTATCTCCGAAGCACCGTCAACTATTAAATTGTTTTCTTTAGCTACTAATTGAGACTCGCCTGTTGATAATATAGAAAATACCTCTATTTCTCCCCTAATTCTCATACTATGATTCCTTAATCTCAATTGACGTTAGCTGATTATGGCCTGAAGATATAGCACTTACATACATAGCTGGGTCAGATCTATAATTTATTCTAGACCCACCACTAGCTTCAAAGACACTTGAAGTAGAAAATGCATCTCTACTGGCTACGCCATCTCTTAAGTAATTATAGAACTCAAAAGCTGTTCTGAGATCTTTTGCTTGTAAAGAATACTCAGTAAGCTCACGCTCTACGCTAGCTGCGTCCTTCCAAGTGAGATCCTCCATCTCTATCTTATTAAAAAGAATAAACTTACTCTCATCAGGAGTAAAGGCAAATATCTCAATAAAGTACTCTTGAGAAGTAGTATGCAAGTTACTTTGTCCTTGAGTACTCATTTTTCTTTTATCAAATGTTGAGCATCCACAAAACTCATCACTTAAAACCCAGTTGTTAGTATTAAATGGGATATTAATAGAATTAAACATTAGGGTATTCACTTTAGAAATAGGACCCTTTTTCTCTGGAGCACAACCAAGCCTAGGATCAGGAGAAACAGGAGGNGGACCCGCACCAGTAGCCACAGGAGTAGGTGGGCTTTGATTACGACACGACTCGGGGGTCACGACTGTAACTGCGGTTGGGGGCTCCTTTTGAGAATCAAGAACACTCATAGACGGAAATTGGTAGGTATGACTCAAACTTTTAACAGTATTTACACCATTCGCACCAATACCCTCTATTACCATAGGGGAATCATCTACAAAGGGTGTCGGTGTATTACGAGTAGTAGATTCCCCAGAGATCATGGATACTTTAGTTTTTTCCCACGCACCCTTAGGAGTATATGACCACACATACTTTGATGAAGTGTATGATCCATCTTTATTTCTATCTAAAAGAGTTTGAGTTTTTGTATGAATCCATACACCCAGCTTCTGACCTCCCAGACGCATNCCAGTTAAATCCATGTTTAAGGCATCAATCTTCAAATTATAGTCATGATCTGGTATCAAGAAGTTTCTCGTATTATCAGTACTAGCGGGGTTTATTTTTACTTTAAGTCTTGGAAGTCTATTCTGGTTTGCGGGGCGAATATGCTTAATTAACAAATTATCAACAAGGAACCTATTAGATCCCCAATCAGGAGTACCCTTACTTTGAGACTCATCATTACTCCTATCTAATCTAATCAAAGAGAATGTAGGATTTTGAAAAAGATCTGATTCAGAACCCGAAGTGTCTATAAATTCTATGGAGCTTACTAAATGCTCATTGCGCCACTCGTAATCTTGTACATAGATGTCATCTGTAGCATCAGCAGAAACGGACCCAAGACTACTCCCATGTACACCTCCAGAGGGACTAAGGACCCCACTACCTCCACCCCAGCAAATATCCACCTCAGAAGCGAAATCAAGAGAGGAAGCTACTAAGCGTTTACCAATACCATCTGTCCCTATAGCAGATCCGTCTACAGAGAAGTTATAGTTATAAATATAAGGACCATAGGTATGTGTTAGGATATCGGGTCCTGTATTCGTTTTGTAATTTAAATTTAATCCGTCACCATTATAAAAATCTAACCACTCATTATAAAATTTATTCAGCTTTTTACCAAACTTAAAATGGATAAGATTGTTTAAGCTATTATTACTAATTTCCGATTCTTCTAATTGATTAGCAATAGATCCAACAATATCAAGATAAGTGTACTTATGCCATGAGCTTAAGTCTACAGGACTTATCTTAGGCGAAGATACATCCCAATTCACGTTAACTGATCCGTCTGTATTGTAGTATCCTGAAACTATAGAGGAAGCCTCTGTTAACTTATCAAATCTTAAAACTTTATGCATTAACCCAATCATAGGATTTAGATTGTCTCTAAGTAGGAAGTTGAAACAAGCAGACGGGGCGGGGGATGTTTTTCCTCTAGACGGAAAGGTGTTGGATGTATCAACTTCAAAATAAGTATTTGAAGAATGCAAGTTCTCACANATACCCCAAACCTCAGATATTGCAGAGGTATCCAATAAATTACCAAACCCGAAAGCGGGATCACTCTTTAAAGGCACACTTTCAAATGACATAGCAGACGGCACAAATCCTAAAGGCATACATCCAATACTACTAGTAAATCCAACCGCTGATAANGAGACATTACCTGGAGTCCCCTTACCATCCCGCAGTGTNACCCCTTGAAGGGGTAAAGAGCTTTTAAAACTACGCCTTCTTATAGCATTTCTGGGGAGGCTAAGAAAGTTATTACGAGTAAATCTAGATTCATATGAACTATCAACTTCGGATCTCTTAAAAGTGGTTCTATCGGCTCCTACATCAGTTGCACAAGCACCAAACCCGTGTAAGCTCGTAGAAGCATCATAGTACCCATCACTAACAGAAGTATAAGGGGACATCCTAGTACAGGTTTTACTTGCTATTTCAGGAGCAGGACCATCAGCAACAGAGGATACATCGAGTATAGCCTCTGGGATGGAGTGGGCGGGTATAACCTGATCAAGGGTTCGGAGAACTTGCTGTACACCTCTACCCGTATTATGCTTTGCTAACCTATTTGTAAAATCAAAAGAACTAGCATTAAAAACNATTTTAAAGTGGGACGATTTACCATTCCACAAAGACAAATAGTTTATAGGATTAGGAGTTCTATCCTGAATATTTGCTACTACAGAAGAGAAATTTAAAGGGGTGGTGGCAGAGGGTGTAAACATCAACCACCCATTACTAATAGTTGTAAGCTCAGTAGTTTCTGTTACATGTTCCTTAATATAATCCAACACATGTTGGGCAAACACCTCAGTCACTCCAAAGCAAATTAGCTTTCTTTTTACAGCCTTAAGAAAGTTAGAGGTTATGGTACAATTTCTATAGTACTTTTCCATCTCCCAAGGGGGATTAGAATGTATTTGTCCTCTGTATTCAAAGGTCCAACCTGGATTATCTCTAAGTAGCAGATACTCTGACTCACCCTCAATATGAACAGTTCCAGTCATATAGGTGTCGTCTTCCATTCTATGCCACGGTCCCTCATATACTACATCAGTGGGAACCAAGTTATGAACAGCACCGTCTATCAAAATCTGCTTACCTGGATAGTATAAGGTGGCCCCCAGACCCCCAGGAGGAGTCCCACCAACAGGAGTCCCTATACCTCCTGGACCCGCATAAACAGCCGAGGCTTCTACGAACTGGGGACCTGGGTGCTTATCTCCTGCAAAGATAAAGTTCTCAGGAAACTCATACAGAAGTTCCTCTATGATTCTATCTACTGACAGCCTCAGATTTTCATCCATATCGTCGGAGCTATGCCTCGATAACCCCAGATCAAAAGCTTTCTGAGATGTAAACTCAGTAAATCCTCCGTCAAAGAAGCTAGAGTCCGTAGCCAAAGCGTAATAAAGCATATTGGGAAGATATGATTCCCAAAGCTCACTAATAGCAGTGCCGCTTACGTTAAAAACGTCAGCACCAAATAAGGCATCCACAAACATTTGTATGGATTTCTTAGTACCCTTTGCCTTATAGATATCAACGGCATTTCTTAGTTGAAGTCTCCAACGTGAGGGGTCGTCTCCTAGAAGCTTCCACCCAATAAGCTCTCCCAGAAGTTCTAGAAAAGAATCAGGGCAGTTCTCAATATCAATAAGAGTTGATAACTCCTCCGACTCGCTCTCCCTATCTGCTAAGGAGAAAGAGATGGCCTTTAGAAATCTGTAGAGAGGACCCTTACTCTCCTCATCTGTAATCAAAGACCCCTTGTCACTTGAATTACTTGATGTGTCCATGTAGTTTTGTAAGCTAGTCTTAACATGGTCATCTTGTAAATCATAAAAAGAAGGAGAATATAAAATATCAACAAGGGTGTGCAGTCTACTCTCTAACTGAGTACCACTTACATGCGGTCCTGCTGAAGTAGCTAAAGAAGAGACATAATTATCAGGAACCAGATTAGCATCAATNGATGATAAGCTACTGTAGTTTCTCCANAAATAGGATTCGAGAATTCTAATACAATCAGACAAACTTATGGACTTACCAAAATATAAATTACTTGCTATAAGTTTAGCTACTTCAGCAGATGTGGAGTATGAATCATGAGTAACAGGGTCTTTTCTATTAAGAAAGTATAACCATGATAACTTTTGAATTAAAAACTTGTGAGTACCTGATGAATCAGCGGAAAACGCAGCATTAGTTAGATCAGGAATTCCGCTATCAGGCTCAGGACAAGATACAGACGGAAGGAAAGTTCCACTAATGTAAGTTAGGAACTCTGCACTGGTAGCATATTGACTATAAGCTTTTCCTAAAGGATACAAAATATCTCTTTGAAAAACATTTGGGGTAATATTAGTGAGTTGGTTTTGTGATATAAAGAATCGTGATAACCCATTTATAGCATCAATACCACTAAGGGATAGGTCGTTAGGGATAGAGGACACTGGGAGAGCGGCAGCAGCGTTCTCACATAATACTATGTGAGAATTTAAAAGTTGATCTATCTGAGAAACTCCTGCTCCACTTAAGTCTAGATCGTCTTGAATGTAGAAGATAGGAGTTATTAACTCTACGGCTTTTATAAAGTTTCTTTTAAAGTAAGCTCTGGGATTATCCCTATCTTTTACAGTATTACCCGTACTAGTACTATTGATTGTTACATTAGTCTTGGTGAAGGGATCTTTTTTTATTATCCTGCGTGTTGACATTAAACTTCTACTACATTAATTGAAAAGTTATTGAGTTGTATTATCTCATTGAAATCTACTTTAATAGATTCTCCTATATTATCTATAGTGGCATATCTTATATCTGGTAACTGAAAAATTCGTCTCGCCAAGTCAGCAGAGATAAATTCCTTTCCAAAATCTGTGTTATCAACATGGAAGAAATCTAATATCTCAAAAGCAACTTGAGCCTTAATATCTTCTTCCTTAGCTGTTAATTCTTTATCTATCCTCACTGTCATAACCAAATCAAGGGTTCTAATGACACCATCAGCGATTACAACGTGATCAGTTAGCATTTTCTTAACCTCTATCTCAGTTAATAGATCCTTCTTAAACTGAGGAGTGGCTCGTGATAATTGAAGATCATTAGCTTTCTCTAGGACATAAACGTCAATTATATTAGCAGAACTATAAGCGTCTCTGGTTACTGCTGTTGCTTTCCCGATAGTTCCTTGGTTACTTTGAAAAGTATTAGCAAAAGTAATGTAATCTTCTAAGGTTACTACTCTGTCCTGCCTCTTGAATGTGTAGGGAGCCCACTTCTTAGCATGTTCAACAGTTTCTGCTTCTTGACCTCCAATACCTGGTGTAGTGTTCTCTAAAGTCCACTCTAAAGTTTTAGAAGTTGTCCCCTCAAACCCAGTTATCTGAACATTCATAGCTTCCTTAGAAAGGTTGCCTCTTGACCCGCCACCAACCCTATAGATAATTGTGAACTCAGAGTTTTCTGAGGGACTTATTCCTAAAATGCCATCCCCAAATATAACAGTAGCCCCATAAGACTCATCATACACAGTTTGAAATACTTTGTCTCCTTCGCCAGAAGCAGAGAACATTTTAGGAACTTCTCTGTACCTTCCAGTGGCCTCTGCATTGTAGACATCAGTGACAAAGACCTCAACACTACCATCTACTATGGGAGCGTCCGTCAGCGTTATGGTCTTTACACCCTCCGTAGTGTTGAATATGCCCCTCTGAACAGTCAAGGCACCCTCTACTAATGCTATATTGGAAAAGAGCGAACTCGTGTCATTGGCTGCATCAGAGACGGGGATGGTAAGAGTTGCTAACTCATCAGTTAAACCCTCTAAAGTACCGTCTGCTGCGACTCTGTACATAGTATAACTTACAGGAGCCGCATCCTGCTCAGAGATAATGGAGTATACCCTGTTGGCGGGGGGGAATGTTAGAGTAGTTACATCTCCATCAGTAAAAGGATTAGTAGAAGTACCTTTAGTACTTGTTATTTGAGCACCCATAGCTGCTGCTTTGGGTCCTAACAGTCTAACTCCAATAAGCTCTAATAGTTTTCTAAGATTTCTTCTATTCTTTACTGTTCTTATAAAGTGCTCATTAGCAATCATATCCGTCTTTAATGAGTTAACAGCCCCCATATAAGAAACAAGTTCAATAAGCATCATTCCTAAATCAGATTCAGAAAAGTTTTGGTAATCTAAGGGGTATACTGATTTTATATAAGATATCAGCCCGTCCCGTATATCCAAAAAATCATTAGCAGCAAAGTTAATGAAGTCTATTTTTTTTCTATCTGGTATCGTAACCAGTTTTAAGAAATCAGAGTCTACAGTTCCCGAAAATGTCATTTTAATACAACTCCCACATCAAATATCTCACGAGTCTCGTCCTTTAGCTGTACCGTTAGCACAATATCCAGCTGACCTAATGCTGACTCGCTCTCTCTTACAATAAGGTTTAGTATTTTTACGTTCTTAGCGTACTTTACAATTCCTTCTATAATAAAATCTCTAATAATTCTAACCAAAATTTCATCAAGAGGCTCAAATAAGAATCTACGAATAGCTAACCCAAAATCAGGAAGCATCACTCTTTCGCCCTTTTCCGTAAGTAAAAGCTGTCTTAAATTATTACGAACTAAATTAACCCCGCTGTGAGCATTGTAATAATTAGATTTATTATTCTTATTAATATTAGTTCCTACTATAGAATTAGCAGGATTTTGCCCAATAGGGTAATTCAACCCAAGCACTTTTTCTGTTCTTGATCTTACTAAACTCTTAGTAGGGACTGTGGGAGTAACCCCATATCTGTTATTTTCTGTTGTTACAGCCACTACCCACCTCCCAGTACAATATTATTAAAGAATCCTTTTTGAGCGTTAAAATTCTTGAGAATCTCAGAAGAAACTAACGCCTTATTATATAGCTTAACACTACCAACAAAGCCCTTAAGACCACTTGTTATTCCACCATACTCCGTACCAAGGAAATTCATACCCTCAAAGGAATCCGTCTTACCTAATTCTATAGTCGTCATACCGTCAGTATAACCCCCTCCAATTATCCAAGGAGTAAACATAGACCCCTGAGGACCATTCCAATACCAGAAATCAGCCCAACCTAACTGCGTAGGATCATGGTAACTAATAGGAGAAGCAGGAAGTGTTGTTGCATATATCTTTCTATAATGAAAACTATTACCAGCTACAGGGCTGGGGATCTGAAGCCCAGGTTTTCTTCCAAATGTAGAAAGATAATTTTGAGATTTCAGTAAAACTCCATCTAAGTATATAGAGACCTCCCCATGCCCCTCGTCTGCTAAAGGATCACCAGTTATAGTAACAAGCTTAAAGGATGAAGAAACGTCACCTATTCCATCTGAGGCATCAACGGACATGTGGTAATAACCAGGAGTTCCCGCTGTCCCTCGTTGGCAATCAACTACNTTGTTTGTTTTAGATATAAAAGAAACACAGCTAGTATTAACAGACATGGTGGGAATAATAGAGAATTTAAGAGGAATACCATCTTTCTCTAATTGATTAGAACCATTTGTATTACTAGGAAGGCCATCCTGAGTTATTCTTCTATCTCGGGTGAATCCCACAATTAAACCCTTAATGGTATCAGAATCATCCGAGTACCCTACGGCATTTTCATCCGTAACAATCTTAGCGCCACCCCTATTCTCATTAGATAGTACTAACCTGAATAAGGAGGACGCATCTGTCTCTGTCTGACCATCTGCGGCGGTTCCCCAAGCACTTGAGGTTGTTAAATCAGGAACATGTAACCAAGTTTCAAAAGAAAATCCAGAGTTTTTATACAAAAGGCTGTCTACTCTATCGTCTTCTGGTAATTTAACGTAGCCGTAAGGCTTTCTAGGAGATCTTAAATACTGGGGGCTGTCGGACCAACTAGCTGCCTTATCACTCCCCCCAGTACCTGAGAATAGTGTGCACACCCCACCTAGCCACGGTATTCCTAATCCTGATGGGAATACCGTCTCTAAAGAGGAAGCAACTAATTGTGCCCCTAGGTCCTTTGAATCTAATCCAACACTATTAAGCAAGTTATAATCGTCCGCATCGGGTGCCACAAGTTTGGTATCTAAAAAGTTGTAAACAGCTAATAATCCATCAGTTGTTATTTGATCATTAGTAGCTAGATTATGAGCCACGGTTCCACTAACACTTGAAGATTGATAAGGAAGACCTCCAGTACCTATATCGGGAACATGTAGGTACTCAGCAAATAATGCAACATGAGGGTCGTCAACTACAGTAGGCTTAAAGTTTAAAGGGAGTACTACGCTAGATACTTCTCCAGGAGAAAAGGCGAGGGTCTGCTGGCGTTCTACGGCTAGGGATATTCCCGCAGCATCTAGTAAAGAAAAATCATTAATGGGGATAGTACCCTTTTTAATAGGAATCTTATCACCGTCTTCATTTAAGGTAAACCCTAAAATAGCTATTGTTTGGATCTGCTTTTTTCTCTTTTTAATCTTAACACTATGCGATGCAATGTCGGTATAAAGCTGTTGACGCTGATTAACAATTAATGCAGAGTCCTCAGTATAGTCTCCAGTTCCCATCAATTCGGTTATGTAAGCAGAGGAATCATAAACATGCTTATTTCTAGCATCTATTAGAGTACATAAGAAAGTATCATTAGAATAGTATTCCTGCATTGCGGGACTGTTATCTATATCAGCAAAATCAGAATCATAATCTACAATAGAGTTAGCAAACTTTGTAAAGTCTTTTAAGGAGACCGCCTCTCCCTTGCCCTTACAATTAGGATCATAATCAAACATCCACTTCATGGAGTGAGAAGGGACTATACTAGAGCATTCCACGATATCCTCAAGATTATCAGGCATATCGAAGCCTCCTCCCTCAAGGTCGTAGTATAGTCCCTTTTTAGATAAAATAAACTTACCCTTTGTTGATATAGGAGGAGTCCTCATATCCGCTGTAGTGATATAAAATTTCTCCTGTGGAAGCTTAGATAGGACTTCATCATCACCAGCAGTCCAAACCCCGCCCATAGCCTCGCAACTCTCAACATCTGAGTACTTTTGACCTAAAGAGCAATATCCCTTGTTCTCACAGCTATTAGAAACAGCTAGATTAGTATCTAAAAGAAGTTCATCTAATCTAATACCATCTACTGTTTGACACCCGTCAAAAACTGGCTCTGGGTTACTGTCGGGGTCCGTCATTCTGTCAGAAATTATAGTAGTTATTCGATTTTTAATCGCTTGAGCTTCTTGAATAAATCCTAAGGTACTCTTTAGCTTAAACTTATGCTCTTCATATACTTGAGATTCATTAGGGGTTCCACCTGTAGGAGGTGTAATGACAACTGTATCCCAAACTCCCCCTGCTAAATTACAAGCTTCTTCATTATTTATAGAAGGATCATGGGATCCGTTAAGTAAGCACCCACTAGAATTAAAATTAACAAACTGATCCGCTAAGGGTCCCGCCCCCTTTTGCATAGATCCAAAACTTCCTAATTTTGCGAACAAATCCTTTGCCCTGTCTATCTCGGAACCTATACAATCGGCAGTATTAAGAAGTGCGATGGCACCTGCTGCTAACGCAGCCGCATACCCAACAACATCCCCCAAAGCCCCTAGATCCCCCGTAGACAAAGCCATTTCAGAACTAATAGAGGCATATCTGAAGTCTCCACGATCNGTGGGGAACTCAATAATTCCAACACTGTATAGAACTTCTCGTGTGATCTCCCTCACAACCTCCTGAGCCATCCTCACAGCGTGTTCAAGGTCCTCGCTTATGGAACCTAACACATGGGAGGGAATACAGTCTAGGATGCGTGACGGGACTGTGAGGAGGTCTGTTGGGACTCCGAACTTTAACTGTAAACCTCGCCCCGT